CATAGTAACACAGATTGCTTATTTGGAATCGAAGCTCGCATCTTTGTCATTATTTAAATGAAAATCAAAGACGGAGAGACATTTGAACAATGGTCTGAAAGAGTCAGACAATTTGAATTCGGTTATGCCATGCAAGCATTGGCACACGGAACGCCCGCTGACACAATACTAGAACAGATGTCTATTCGCATCACAAATAAAATGAAACATTATATTCTCATTTGCATCAAAGTACCTTACAGTTATGATGTGAATAAAAATAAACTTGAATACGAACAAATAATGAAACTGATATCTCCGGTTGCGGATCATGTCACTTGGGATAATTAAAAATGAAACACACAATTTATTACGTTTTAATCGTGGCAGTATCCACAGCTGCTGTCGCAGTGCAGATACTTTATAACTTACACAGAGTTTAGGCCTTCTAACTCTCGATCTGATTCTGTTATTACCAGAGTCGTGTTGGGCATTATCTTTAGCAATGCCTTTTGTATCTCATCTAAAGACTTGCCTTGAATTAAAAATGCTTCAGGGTTCAGAGTCCATAAGTATACTTGATCTCCGTGATGCTCAACTCGGCATTCTATATACTTTTCCTGTTCACTGGGAGGAGTAATCATTTTATATTGTTGCATGTCTTTATTAGTTACCGCTCTAATAAAGCCAATTGCATTCCAAATTATCCACGCATAAAATATGCATTCAAGTAGTTGTTGTATTGTCATATGATATTAATCACTGATGGCCATGGTGTGTTGACCACCTGCATCAACCGTTGACCAAGTTGTTAAAGCGCCAACCTGTACTGGACTAGATACATATACAGTTGCGCTATTACCTATACCTAATCGACCGGAGCTGCTGTTACCCCACGCCCACATGGTTCCATCTGTTTTAATAGCCATGTTGTGATAACTACCTGAAGCAATATTTAACCAATTAGTTAATGCGCCAACCTGTTTTGGGCTTGAATAGTTTGTGGTATTGCCTAATCCTAATTGCCCATTTGAATTGCGACCACCCAATCCCCACATGGTACCATCTGTTTTAATGGCCATGCTATGATAACTACCTGAAGCAATTGTTAACCAAGTTGTTAGGGCACCAACCTGTACAGGACTAGATCTATATGTTAGATTGCCTAATCCTAATTGCCCATGTGGATTCATACCCCACGACCACATGGTACCATCGGTTTTGATGGCCAAGCTGTGATTATAACCTGCAGAAATTCGTAACCAAGTAGTTAAAGCACCAATCTGTACTGGACTAGATATATTTGTAGTATTTCCTAGACCCAGTTGTCCCTGTGCATTATATCCCCACGACCACATAGTACCATCTGTTTTGACGGCCATGCTGTATTGAAAACCTGCATCAATTTTTGACCATGTGGTTAATGCACCAACCTGTACTGGACTAGATATATTTGTAGTATTTCCTAGACCTAATTTACCGCTGCTACCATTACCCCATGACCACATGGTGCCATCTGTTTTAATAGCCATGCTATGATAAGTGCCTCCAGCAATACTTGACCAAGTTGTTAGGGCACCAACCTGTACTGGACTAGATATATCTGTAGTATTACCTAAACCTAATTGGCCGTTTCCGCCTGAACCCCATGACCACAAGGTACCATCTGTTTTGACTGCCATGGTGTGCTGGCTACCAGCAAAAACTGTTGACCATGTACCTAAAGCACCAACCTGTACTGGACTAGATATATCTGTAGTATTACCTAAACCCAATCTGCCATAGCTATTTCTACCCCATGACCACAAGTAAAATTCTGGTACAGGAACCGGAGGATCCCATGTCTGCACATTCATTCCACCAAGAGCAAAGTTAACATTTGTAATTTGCATTTTAATTCTTTCTTATACGTTTGCTGTGTTTGTTGATGGGAATGCTCGACCGGATCCCCAAATAATTCTTACTGCTCCAGTACCACCAGGGCCCGAGAAGTTAGGTCCATCTGTTGCGCCACCTGCACCCACTACCACAGTATAACTTTGACCTGGCACAACTTCAATATTATTTTTCCAACCAAGGCCACCGCCGCCGCCATTGATAGTATAGGTGCCTGAGCCACCACCACCATAGAAACCGCCAATCCCGCCATTAGTACCCGAACCATTTGGATATTGTACACCATTACCACCACCTGATCCGCCTCTAGCAAAACCGCTACCATTTACTGAACCAAGTGGCGACCCTATACCGCTTGTGCCTTGACCTAAGATGCCAACACCGCCTCCAGGTCCCCAAACACCTCCACCACCTCCACCGCCTTGGCCATCGCCACCTGCAATAGTAGCAGTAGGTGCGGCCGTACCTTTACCCGCATCGCCACCGTTTCCTGAATATCCGCCAGCGCCACCGCCACCATAAAAATCAGTACCTGACCCATTATAGCTATTACCACCATTGCCACCACCGTCACCTACATAACCACCACCAAAACCATAACCGGCACGCAGAGTACCCACTGCGCCACTATAAGCTCCGCCTCGACCACCGCCTAATCCTGCCACTGTTACTTGGCTTATAAAATAACTATTGCCGCCATTGGTCACACTTGCTGCAGTACTTGAAGAACGACACCCGCCACCCCCGCCACCAACCGCCACAACTGCGACGCTATATACTCCAGGTGGGGCAGTCCAACTGAATGTGCCTGCAGTAGTAAATTGAGCTTGACCTGGCGGAGTCGGAGGAGGCGGAGTAGTAATAATTTGCATTCCGCCCAATAACTCTAATCCCGATAATCGCATCTTATACCTTTAAATTCTTGATATGAGTTTTATGTACGCGGCATTGCACTTGGCCGTTGTAATAATCTTCTGTTTCTAAAACTCGTCTATCCATTTGTTCTCTTGCTTCTAAATAATTGCACAAACCTTTGTTTGGGCATATATGCAGTATCTCTCGTATAAACTTATCCGCACCATGCGTTTCAACATCAGCTTTAACTTCATCAGATGAAGACCAATAATCCCTCCAATCTGACTCAACCTTTAATCTTTTCTTCTTACCCTTAACTACCTTTGTTCTGCGAAACCAAAACAACTTTTTACCTATATACTTGCGATTCGTGGCAGTATTGGTAATCAAGTACACGTAACCATACGCGTCGTCTGGAATAAGTTCTAAAGGGTTTCCGTTATATAGCCACATCTAAATACCAATATTAAATTAGTATTTATACGGTTTCCCAATAGTCGTTTCCGTCTGAAAAGTTATCACCATCATCCCTAGGTGGAACAAAGAAGTAATCGTCGGGATTTGTCATTATATCTTCGGCGTCTTCAGCTAATCCGCCGGTTCCCATGATGCCGGCTCGTTGCAGCATTTGGGTTTGTATAGATTTCTTATATCTATGCTCTTCAGATTCTTCGCGTGCCATGTATGCCGCTTGCTTTTCTGAAAAGACTTTCTTTTGTTCCGCATTCCATTGTCTGGAATTGGCACAGGCGCGAGAACAGAACTTACCTGGTTTGGTATGCTCTGTGCTGCACTTAGGACAAGTCTTCGTCTTCGTACTCATCCTGTTGGTCTGCATCCATATGTGCTCCGCAGAATGGACAAAACTCTACTTTATAATAGTCTTCGTCAAGATCAAAATTTATCTTGAAGACGCCATCACATTCGACACATTCGTGGTGTTGTTTTCTTGCCATGATAATCCTCTCTTTTTAGTTTCTGCATCAAACACTCGTTGACGCAGGTCAGATGAACTAAAGAAATGATCTCGTTTATTGAAATACAATTCTATTCCTCTTTTCAAGCAAATGTCCTTGCCTGTATATTCTGTATCTTTATATTCTTCACCTAAGATTCTTACATCAATTGGCAATGCCATAAAGATATCCTCGAGCTCTTTCTCCGTTGAATATACTATAATCTCATCAACATGCTTGCATGATGATACCTGAATTTGTCTCTCAATGATTGACTGCACAGGTCTGTTTTTAGATTTTCTATCTATTGTGGGATCGATTTGAATCGCAGCAATTAGATAATCGCATTGACGCTTTGCCTCTTCCAACATAATCACATGACCTGCATGGAACAGATCAAATGTGGAACACGTAATTCCAATTTTTTTGTTTACACTCATATTTTCTCCACTTCAATGTTACACTTATTTAAAAATTCTATACCTTCATCGCTTCTATATTGATTGCGATAAAACACTTTTTTAATCCCTGCTATATGTATAAGTTTAGCACATTCAAAGCAAGGTGCATGAGTGATATACATCGTAGCCCCTGCACCTGATTCATTTGATTGTGCCAACTTGCCAATAGCATTCATTTCAGCATGAATAACTTCTTTCTTTGTTTCATACTTATATGTTCCCATGGTATGCCATGGACCACCTTCGTCAATTATATATTGCGATTCTTCATATACTTCATTCTCACAATTATTATCCCAGCCCCTGGGTGTGCCGTTATAACCGATAGATATAATTCTGTTATCTTTCTCAACAACAGCACCAACCTTTAATCGTTTAGCCGATGACAATGTAGAATACGCCTCAGCAACAATCATATGCGTATTATCAAATTTACTCATTTCCAACTCACCATTTTAAATCTTTCCTTAGGTACACCAAAGTATTTACATTTCCAATCACTTTGAGCAAAAAAGTCTAAATGATACCATTCATCTTTATGCTTAAGTATTTCTTTAGCAGCATTATCCCAATCTATAGTTGCAAACTCTGCTTGTACTAACAATTTACAGGCTTGCACTTCTTCACAATCAAACCCATCATATTCCCAATGTAATACTTCAAAGCAATTGCCGTGCCTATCAACATAATCCATAGAGAAATCTAATCCCCATTTTGGACGTAATGATATAACTTTATGCACTAAAGGTAATTGTTTTGCCCAATATGTTAGTTCAGCTAATGCTTCACCTTCATACCCTTTTCGTTCAAATAACAAACTATGGTTTAGAACTGCACCTTCTATCTTAGGATATTGTGTAAACCAATCTTCTTTTAATGCTGAACGATGTGGTCTATGTTTTTTATCTTTTTGCCTATTACTATAAGCATAATGTCTTTCCAATTCAGTTAGATCATAACCATTTTGGTCAAACAGTTCCACATCTTCCGGTGTGGGTGTGTATAATATTTTATCAATGGGTTTAGACCAATAACCATTTGTGTTAAAAGAATTATTGGTTAATTCAATTTTCATCCCATTTTCCTTCAGGGCATTTTGCTCCAGGTATCATAGTCTTTGCCCATATAGAGCATCCACATTTATCGCACACCTTAGCACCAATGATAGTAGTAAGATGTTCACACTTGTCGCAAATTTCTCTGCGTTTTAATGTGAAACTTATTTCATTATTACTATTCATTTTATTTTATAATAGGTCCGCCTGTTATCCACAGTTCACAACTTCTAGTACCCGCACATTTAAAATGTAGTAAATTGCAATATCCTAAATCTGCAGATTCTCTAGTTTTCTCTGCTTCATATGCCTCTTTACCCATGCCGCCTTCTATACATTTATACATTGCGTCAGTTATATTGAACGCAGCGCAATTAGCACATTGCATAGTCTTGGCCGTTTTTTCACTAATACCCCATTGCTTAGCAGAAACTTTCCAGTAGTCTCCTGGTTCATCTGGATTAGCTGGTCCATAATGATGTTTATCTATAGCTATTTGTCTATTCTTAACATTGATGTCTAAATTTTGAGTAGCTATAGGGCATCCGTTTTTAGATGCCTCCGATAATAGTTCTTTAAAAGTTTTCATTTTTGTTTTGCCCAAACATCTTCCCAGTTACCTGTATGTGCTGCCTTAGCATAATCGGTTGCTCTATTCTCAAAGAAGTTAGTGTGAATAGGTGCATTAATCATTTCTTCAACCCAAGGTAGCGGATTCTTTTTAACCTTCATGATTCCCTTAAGACCAAGACTAATAAGGCGACGATCAGTAATATAACGGATATACTGTTTGACATCTGCAGCATTTAAATTTTCCATAGGACCCATGGCAAATGCCAAATCAATAAAGCGTTCTTCGAGTAAGACCATTTGCTCAGCAATTGTATACAATTCACCTTTGAGTTCATCGTTCCAAATTTCGGGATTCTCTTGTATATATGTTCTGAATAATTTGATCATGGCCTCACAATGCTGAGTCTCATCCACAATAGACCAAGTAACAATTTGTCCCATGCCCTTCATTTTACCATGACGAGGAAAATTCAACAACATAATAAAAGAACTAAACAACTGCATACCTTCTGTAAATGCCGAGAAAATAGCAATATGTTTTGCTGTGTTTTCTTTTGTAGAGTTCTGTTGTGATATATCCAAGACATAATCATGCTTGGCTTTCATTTCTTCATAAGCCAAGAACTCATTATACATTGTCTCAGGCAATCCTAATGTCTCAATTAAATGGGAATATGCTGCAATATGCAGAGCTTCACGCGCCGCAAAGCCCAATAACATCATTCGCACTTCAGGCTGTGGAAAGTATGGTAAGTAGTTATTAACATACCCACCTGCAACATCAATATCACCTTGAGTAAAAAATCTAAAGATGTGTGTGAGAAATTGTTTTTCTTCAGCAGTTAGTTTCTTTTTCCAATCCTTAACATCTTCTACCATTGGTACTTCAGTATGAAGCCAATGTGATTGCTCATGCTTCAACCATGCATCATATGCCCATGGATAATTAAATGGCTTAAATGAATCTCGGGTATCTGTAAGATTCGATTTTGTTTTTTTAATCATTGA